TTTGCTAGTTTTAGCTCAGTTCTAACAAGTGGCGACACCACATATTATTGTATAGAAGAAAATGACAAGTTTGAGATTGGTGTCGGTATCTATGGCTCTGATAATATGGTGCGTAGCCATATTTTAGCCAGTTCTAATGGTGGAAATGCTATAAACTTGGGTGGTAGTGGAACAGTTTTCATTACGTATCCAGCGGGCAGAAGCGTATATAGAGATGGGCAGTCTCGTTTAGATGCGGGCGCGTCTGGAATTATATTTTCCAATGGCACAGTAATAAAAGAGGCAAAACTGCAAGAGCTAACAAATGTTGACTCTAGTGGTACAATTTCTTCTGCTAATCTTTTATCTTTTGATTCTACTCATAAAAGTCTTTTAGTTGGCGATGGAACGGGTCCGTCTAACGATAATAATACTATCATTGGCTATGGCGCAGCTAGCGGCACAACTGGTACAGATAACACCGTGGTTGGAACAAATCCGTTTACAGCCGGAAATGGTGGCGTGCAAAACGTTAGTATTGGTACGCTTTCTGGACCATCGGAACCTGATTTCTCGTCATCTGCATCTTATGGTGTGTCTGTAGGATACAAGGCTGGAAGTCGCATGAGATCAAACTCAACCGCGATTGGTCATCAAGCGGGTATTGCGGCTTATGAATTTGGATTTGTTGCTGTTGGATCGGCGGCGGGGTCTGGGATTGGAAGTTATTCTGTAGCTGTTGGTAATGAAGCCGCTGATGGAATGAATAGTGACTATGTAGTTGCTGTTGGATATCAGGCCGGTAAAGGTGCTGGCGGAGAAAGTGCCGTTTGGGTTGGCAATATGGCAGGATCTTCTGCCACATCTGCTAGCAAGTCTATAGGAATAGGTTATCAGGCTGGTAAAAACTCATCTGCCAACGACAGCATTTATATAGGTCAAAGCGCTGGACAAAACAATAGTAACAATGATTACCTATATATAGGAAACGGATCTCCATCTAGCAGTCGCACTCTTATCAAAGGCGATATGCAGTCAAAAAGATTGGCTATTGGAGTTTCTGATGTGACCTTAGAAGACACTCTTTATGTTGGGGTGGCTTCGTCTGTGGATACAGGACTTGTGATAAGGGGAGCTGTTTCTCAGTCTGCAAATTTGACAGAGTGGCAAAACTCTGCTGGAGACATTCAGGCTAGAATGGCCAGCTCTGGTATCCTTGGCGCTAATGGTGTGCATGTTAGCGGACAGGGTATTTCTATAGATAGTGCCGTACCCACCAATCCTGTTAATAATTTGTACAATGTTGCCGGTACTCTTTACTGGAACTTAGCTCCCATTGGAGTACCTACCGGTATTGCCCACAAAGTTGCGTTTTATGATCAACTAGGTAGACTTACATCTGAAACAGATTTTGCTTTTGATAGCGGCAATACAACGCTTACGGCTGGAAGCACTACAATTGGTGATCGCATAAGTGTAAATGAGCCATCTTCAAGAGTCAGAATTGGTAGATATGTTGGTGATGATGGAATCACAGAATCTAGCTTCTTGACAGCGCTTGGATACCAGACTGCTACAAACGCCAGCGGAGCAACCGGATCTACCGTTGCTGGATTTTATGCTGGATACAATTCTATAGATGTTAGTCACTCACAGGTTGTTGGCTACTTCGCAGGACTTTCCGCTAGTGGCGAGAGGAATACATATATTGGCGAATACGCTGGGGCCAATTCTTCAGGTGTCTACAATACATTTATTGGACATCAGGCTGGAAGATCTTGCAAGGGAAGTCAAAATATAGAAATACTTGCAAGCGGAGCAACAAATAGTGTTGTAGATAACCATAGCAACAAGCTTCACATTGCAAATACAATAATTGGAGATACGTCTGATAAAAAATTGGCTATTGGGAATGTGGGAGCATCTAATATAACGCCAGATGCAACCCTTGAGATTTTGCCCAAAAACAGCACTGATATAGGGGTTATTGTTCAAGGGGCCGCTTCCCAATCAGCCAACCTACAAGAGTGGCAGGCCAACAATACAGTTCCTGTTGTTCAGATTTCTGCCGAAGGAAGTGTTTCAGCTAGCGGAACCATTTCCGCAAGTGGTGCATTTTTGATAGATCCTCTTGTTCCATCTGTAACCACTAACAAGCTTTATAACGATGGCGGCACACTTAAGTTTAACGGTTCTGTTATCAGCTCGGTAGATACGTATACTTCTGGTGTGGCAACCTACGCTTCGGGACAGGCCATTGCTAATGAGACTGATATTCTGTATGTTTCCGGCGTGGCTGCCGCTGGCGGTGGTGGTGGCGTTGATGCCTACACTTCTGGGGTGGCAACCTACGCTTCGGGACAGGCGATATCCAATGAAAGCGATAT